TACAACAGCACCTATACCAACACCAAAAGAAAAATTAGTAAACCCTACCAAAAAACAAAAAGAAAGTTTGGAAGCAGAAACTATAAAAAGATCTACAGAGGATGTATTTGATCCAACACCAAATGACCGAATAAATATTGAAGAGTCAGTTACTACTACACCAATAACTAAACAACCAATGACATCAGTATTCTATTCTGATGTAGACAGATTGTTATCACGACCTGACACACCTAAGACTTTTAATTCCAAACAAGAATTTTTTGATTTCTTAAATAAAAATAATATTCGTAAATCAGAATCAATGGATTACCGTATCCCTCAGATACTAAAATTATTTGGAGATACTGATCCCATAGATACTGCCACAATCTTGACACAAGTTAGAACAGCTCCGATCAGCGGCATGCGTGTGCATGCAACAGGGCCAGGGTCCGAGCTCATTAATCCTAACGGCGCGGTAAGCGTACGTTATTCAGGATACGCAGAAGATGGTTTCATCGAAGGTAGTCAACGAGAAAGAATATTGTACATGAACCGTGATAAATTACCAGGTGACACAGGCGATTATCCGCAATCTATGTTTGGTGGAGAACAAATATTTCGTCATGAATTTCAGATACCGAATGAACAAGATACATACATTGTCGGTTGGACGCGGCTCACGGACCGTTTTGGTTTTGTGCCACCAAAGGTAGAAGGACCACAAACAAAAATAAATGTAAGTAAACTCACAAAAGAAAAAACAAAAAATGAAAGAAGTTTGCAAGGTTTATATGCTGAAGCAAAGAGTAAAATAGAACGACTAGCTAATCAACGAGGAATGAGTCAAGCGGACATTAATGATATAATGATTGATTTTGGGTCTGATACTCCTAAACTATCTGTGATAGCAAAATATGCTGACCAATTAGATGAGATAAGCCCAGGTTTAGTTAATCAAATGGATGAGCTTGTTGTTAAGAACAACGCGTTACAAGAACAGATAACCAAAGGATCGGGCGTTGATCCGAGTGGCGTGGTTCGTGTCACGTATGCGGATGAAATACAATCAGATATCCTACAAGCAGCAGCTATGCGTAAACAGCAACTAGCCGCGGCTCTCCGTAAGATACAGGAAGAAGGAAAACAATCAACAAACTTACAGGGTCTTAACCGTGTAGCAGAGGCAACTCTTAATTTCTTTGAAGAAAACAAATCAGTTTTTAGACCATTAGAAAAATCGCCTGAAGAAATGAAACTACTAAATCAACAGATGGTAAAACTTGATGAAGAGGTAGATAACATTGTCAATAAATATATTGCAACACGTGAGCTTGATGATGCAGAGTTAGCTAAACTCGGAACACTGTTAAATGATAACATTGACAAGATGTTAAACGAAGTAATGACAATTGACGGAGCTACCATGTCAGGATTGTTTCCTGATCTGCCGTTGAAAAACAGAGAAGAGTGGGCAGATGCTTTAATTAAAAAAGATTTGTATGAACTAGCATATAGAAAATTTGTATTGAAAGATCCAGACGCATCCGATTACTATGCTACAGCAACCTCTAAACCTGTTATTGAAAGATATGGTTTTAACGGTAATGCCGCTACACCAAAGGAATTACGTGATATTGATAAACAAGAACGTTTTGACATATTTAAAAGAAACGGAGAATTTAAAAGTTCTAAATACAAAGGTATTGGAATGGATGAATTCTACGGAGGACCAAATACGGTTGATGAAAAGGGTAAACACTATACTTCTACTATAGAAAAAATATTAAAGAAACAGGCAAAAGAAAATAACTCAGAAGTTATTACCATGCCTGTACAAGTAAAAAGAGGGTCAAAAGCACAATACCGAGTTACCGATCAAAATGGCAATATGGTAGCAACACTAACAAATGAAGATCAAGCAAGAGAACTAATGCGAACAAATCCAAATTATCAGATTAAGCCTATTTCTATTCCTGATAAAAAATCAATGGAGCCAGTTTTCGCTATCAAGATTACTGAAGAAATGTTAGAATCATTTGCGACACATAAAGCCAAAGGTGGACTTGTGTCTAATATTGATATATTTGAGGTAGCATAATGGCAGTTGAAAGACCAATAGGAGAACCAAACACCGACATTGAAGTAGAAGGAGTTACAATAGAAACTCCAGACATGGAGATAGAAGCAGTTGAAATGCAGGAAGATGGATCTGCTATTATAAATCCTGAACCAGACATGGAAGAAGTACAGTTTGATTCAAACTTAGCGGAATACATAGACGATGATGAACTAGGAAAAATATCAAGTACACTTATTGATGATTACAAAAACGATAAGACATCTAGAGAAGATTGGTACGATTCGTATCGAAAAGGTTTAGATTTATTAGGATTTAAATATCAGGAAAGAACACAACCTTTTACAGGAGCAAGTGGGGTTACGCATCCTTTGCTGTCTGAATCAGTTACACAGTTTCAAGCACAAGCATATAAAGAACTACTACCTTCAGGAGGACCTGTAAGAACACAAATTATAGGAACACCTGACACCGAAAAAGAACAACAGGCTGAGAGAGTTCGTGATTTTATGAACTATCAGATCATGCATGTCATGGAAGAGTTTGATCCTGAGCTAGATCAAATGCTTTTTTATTTACCATTAACAGGTTCAACATTTAAGAAAATTTATTTTGATGCAACTCTTGGAAGAGCTGTATCTAAATTTATACCAGCCGATGATTTAATTGTTCCTTATCTGGCTACTGATTTACTATCAGCAGAGAGAGTTACACATGTTCTTCGCAGAACAGAAAATGAAATTAAAAAAATGCAAGTTATTGGTATGTACCGTGATATTGACATACAACCTTTTTACGAAGACTCGCGTATTCAAGAAACAAAAAATCGAATAGAAGGAACGCAAAATACTAATTACAATAATGATAATTATACACTATTAGAGATACACTGTGATTTAGATTTACCTGGGTTTGAAAATCAAGATGGAATTAAACTTCCATACATCGTCACAGTTGATGAAGGTTCAGGAAAAGTTTTATCCATATATAGAAACTATGCAGAAGATGATGCTTTTTATAAAAAGAAACAATATTTTGTACACTATAAGTTTTTACCTGGGCTTGGCTTTTATGGCTTTGGTCTTATCCACATGCTCGGGGGTCTCTCCAGAACTGCAACGTCAGCACTTAGACAACTTATTGATGCAGGTACATTGTCCAATCTCCCTGCGGGTTTCAAGGCTCGTGGACTGCGAGTTAAAGACGACGATACTCCCCTTCAACCAGGAGAGTTTAGGGATGTAGATGCACCTTCAGGAGATCTACGTTCAGGTCTCATGCCTTTACCTTACAAAGAACCAAGTGCAACGTTATTTCAATTACTGGGATTTGTTGTACAAGCTGGTCAACGTTTTGCTACAATTGCTGATCAAAAAATTGGCGATAGTGTGGCAGCAAATGCACCTGTTGGAACAACAATGGCTCTTATGGAAAGAGGCTCTCGTGTTATGTCCGCTATTCACAAGAGATGTCATTACGCACAGAAGATTGAATTTCAATTATTAGCTAAAGTATTTAAAGAATTTACAGAACCTTTTTATCCGTACGATGTAGGGCAAGATGTTGTTCCTAGCGTTAAGTCAACAGACTTTGATGATCGTGTTGATATTATGCCTGTATCTGATCCAAATATATTTTCTATGTCTCAACGTGTTACGTTGGCACAGACACAATTACAATTAGCACAGACGAATCCTGAAATGCATAACTTGTATGAAGCTTATAAAAGAATGTACCAAGCTTTAGGAGTTACAGACATACAAGGTATTTTACCTGTACCGCAGTCTCCAACACCAAAGGATCCTGCAATTGAAAATGCTAATGGTTTATCTATGATGACTCTTACAGCATTTAGAGGACAAGACCATCAAGCACACATTAGTGCACATAGAACTACAATGTCTTCTCTTTTAGTAAAAGGAAATCCTCAAGTAATGACAATTTTTCAAACTCATATTCTTGAACATGTATCTATGTTGGCACGAGAAGAGATTGAAGCAGCAAATGCAGAAGCTATTCAAAAAGAAGCAGCGAAATATGGCGGTGAATTACCTCCTCAACTACAACAGCAGTTTCAACAAGTAATAGAAACGCAAGTTGCAGCTAAAATTGATGAGTATTTGGAAGAAATGTTCTTAGATGAGTTACAAGAAACACAAAGTCAAGGCCAAGATCCGTTAATCGCGCTTAAAGAACAAGAAATACAGCTTAAAGCAAGAGATATTCAACGAAAAGAGAACAATGATCAAGGAAGATTAAGCATTGATCAACAAAAATTACAGCAAACAGCAGATATTGCTCAAGATAGAATTGATTCTCAAGAAGATATCGCGCAACTACGTGCTAATGTTAACCTAACTAAAGCAAAAGAACCTAAAAAAATAGATGAACAAAGGAATATACGTTTTGATAATTAAAACTCAAACTGCAGAAGATAGATTAACTGGTTTTTTCGACATGCTAATGAATTTTGTGGAAAAATCTTCACAATCTTCTGAAGATAGGTTACTAATAGGGGGAGCAATGATGAGTATAGCTACTCTTATTTACCATGATGAGCTTGGTAAAGTAGAAGGTAATACTTTATTTGATAATAACGCTGTAGATTTTATTAAAGTGGTAAAACCTACAATACATTAGGAGATAACATGGCATTAAACAATCCAAAACCAAAATTTATAAATGGTTCACTATATCCGAATGCAAAAATGACTGTTTCAAAAGACATGAATCCTTATGCAGGTCCTCATGTAAATAAAACATCAATTGCAGACGTTCACTCAGCTACTATGGAAGGACCAAAGGTCACTCAAAACTTAGGTGCTGGGCCAAAAGGACAAAGAAGTAAAGTACAGATCAAAAAAGTACCATTCAAAGGTTTATTTTAGTCAAAAAATAAGATAAATTCTTTTCTTTAATAAAGGAGGTTATATGAACCTATTAAAAGATCTATGGTCACACGTTAAAGAGTGGTCAGAGTGGAAAATGAAGGACTGGATCAAGGCGGCTATCGTAGCTATTATTGTTATCTGGGTAATTAGCTGGATGACAGGCGGAGCAGCATAATGTTTCAGGTTCTCGGTGGATTACTGGGTGGTAAAGGCGGAGCCTTAAAAACCATTGCTAAAGTAGTCGACGAGATTCATACATCAGAAGAAGAGAAATTAGATAAAAAGATTTTAATGCAACGCATTCAACAAAAGCTTGCAGAAAAACAATTAGATGTTAATGCAAAGGAAGCCAGCCATCGCAGCATATTTGTTGCTGGCTGGCGACCATTCATAGGATGGATTGGAGGCCTTGCGTTAATGTTCGAATTCATTCTATCTCCCTGCATAGAATGGTATAGTAAATTTGCAGGATTAAACCTAACTGCTCCAGAAATTCAAACTGGGCCTCTTCTAGCAATTGTCACTTCAATGCTCGGCGTGGCGGGAATGAGAAGTTTTGAGAAAGCGAAAGGATTAACAAAATGAAAGATTTAAGTGGAGACGGAAAAATAACTAAAAAAGATGTTTTAATAGGCAGAGGAGTCATTGCTAAAAAAAGTGGTGGCATGGCAAAAGGTTCAAGAGAAGGTTCTGTTATTAAAGCAAGCAAAGGGACCCACGTAACAAAAGACGGAAGAACTGTTAAAAAAGGACTTTATTACAACATGAACAAACGCCGTAAAGCAGGGACAAGTCGACCTGGCAAAGGCACTGTTTCTGCAAAAGCTTTAAAACAATCAGCTAAGACTGCTTTTAAACCTAAAAAGAAAAGTTAATGCCTTTTCGCTCTAAAAAACAAAGAGCATACCTTTACGCCAATGAGCCTAAGATAGCAAAAAGTTGGGCAAAAAAACATGGGAATAAGATTGTAAAAAAAAGCGTTGGAGGTTATATAAAGGTTAAACCAAGAGGTTTTGGAAGAATGTTAAAAAATAAAAGACCTACAACAAAAATATATACATGACATACGACGAATTAGCTGGTTCCGTAAAATTATCAGAAGGATTTAGAGATCACGTTTACATAGACACTGAAGGATTTCGCACAATAGGTTGGGGTCATAAAGTAGTACACGAAGATAAATTTGAAGACGGTAAAACATATACTAAAGAAGAATTACAAGAAGTATTTGATAAAGATTTAAAGAAAGCGATAGGTCAAGCAAGGCAGCTCATGGAAGAACATGATGTCACTGATTTGCCTACAACCGCGCAGCATACCATTACCGAAATGGTATATCAGCTTGGAAAATCAGGCGTGTCCAAGTTCCGTAACATGTGGAAATGCCTGCAGGAAAGCAATTTTATTGGTGCGAGTTACGAGATGCTCGACTCGAAATGGAATAAACAAACTCCAAATCGCTGCAAAAAATTAGCTGACCAAATGAAATCATGCGACTAGAAAATTTTTTCACATATTACAAAAAAGAATTAATTGCTAGACAAAAGCAAGTAGAAGAGGCTATATTAGGTGGACAGTGCAAAAGTTGGGAAGATTATAAGTATCTTTCAGGTAAACTTGCAGCACTTAAACAAGAAGAACAGGAACTCACGGACCTGCTAAGAAAAACGGAGCTAGAAGATGAATAAAACAGCAAGTAAATTAATTATGCCAAAACATATTTGGGATGGTAAGAAAGAAGAGAAACAAAAGAAAGATATAGAAAAAGTACCTCAACCTACAGGATATCGTCTTGTTTTATTTCCTTTAAAACTAGAAGGTAAGACAGCAGGAGGTGTAATTCTTACAGATACTGCTATTGAACAAGCTTCGATTGCTACTAATATTTGTAAAGTTATTGCTGTAGGACCTGATGCTTATCAAGATAAGGTTAAATTTCCTAATGGCGCGTGGTGCAAAAAAGACGATTGGATTATCATTACAAAATATGCTGGAGCTAGACTCAGTATTGATGGTGGTGAACTTCGCATAATCAACGACGATGAAGTACTGGCAGTTGTCGACGATCCAAGAGATATTTTGCCAGCTAATTTAATGTAACATGGAGAATTCTATGCAAGAAGTACAGACTAATAAAGCAGAAAAGATGGTTCCAATAGATACATCTGGAGAATCTATAGATATAGAAGTTAAAGAGGATAAAGTTGATTCTGTTAAAGAAACTTCAACAGATACACCTGTTGTAGAGGTTCAAGAAACAACAGATACACCTGTTGTAGAAAACAAAGAAGAGCTAGAAGAATATAGCGTTGGTGTAAAAAAACGTATTGACAAGCTTACAAAGAAAATGCGTGAAGCTGAGAGACGTGAACAAGCAGCAATTGAATATGCTAAAAAAATTCAAGTAGAGAACAAAAATTTAAAATCATTTACAAACATAACATCTAAAGAAAGAATTGCTTCAGATGAAGAACGTTTAACATCTAATGAAAGTTTATTAAAAGCTTCTCTTCAACAAGCAGTTGAAAATAGCGATGTTGAAAAACAAGTTTTAGCTCAACAAGAGTTAGCAAAACTAGCTATTGAACAGGAAAGACTTAAAATAAGAAAACAGAAACAAGCTCAAGCTGAAGCTGTAAAGGAAGAACCTGAGAATGAACAACCTTGGGAAAATACACAAAATCAGCAAGCTCAACAGGCTCAACCTGATCCAAAAGCACAAGAATGGGCAGAAAAAAATAAATGGTTTGGTAATGATAAGCCTATGACATACACTGCGATGTCTTTTCATGACGAAATAGTGTCAGAAGGGTTTGACGTAACATCAGATGAATACTATAATGAGATAGATAAACGTATACGTAAAGAATTTCCCCATAAATTTTCAGATGGAGGGGAAGCTAGCAGACCAAAGCAAAAGGTTGCTTCTGCTGTAAGAACATCGTCCACTGGACGCCGCACTGTGAGACTCACACCTTCACAGGTAGCTATCGCAAAAAAACTTGGTGTGCCGCTCGAAGAGTACGCAAAACACGTGAAGGAGGCGTAATATGACTACAGATAGTAAACAAAAAACCTCACGCAAATTAGAGACCCGTGAACAACAAACTCGTAAAAAAGGTTGGGTTCCACCATCTAATTTAGATGCTCCTGAACCACCTGAAGGTTTTCACCATAGGTGGGTAAGATTTGAGTATAGAGGACAAGCAGACGATAAGAATGTAACCGCTAGACTTAGATCTGGGTATGAACCTGTGAGAGCAGATGAATATCCCGACAGGATAGATTTACCTCATTTAACTGAGGGAAAATTTAAAGGTATCGTAGCAGTAGGTGGATTAATGTTAATGAGATGTCCGATTGAAGTTAAAGAGTCAAGAGATGAATATTTTGCTAATTTAACTAACGATCAACAGAAATCAGTTGACAACGACCTTATGAGGGAAGAGCACCCCTCCATGCCAATTTCTCAAGAAAGGCAGTCTCGGGTAGAATTTGGTGGAAACAAAAAATCTTGATGGGCAAGATTTATGTCTCTACCAACATTGTCTAAAGGAGACATAACATGGCTAATATAAATGCAGCTTTTGGTCTACGTCCTTACGAAAGATCAGGCTCAAATTATAATAACCAGGGTGTTAATGCGTATCCTATTAATTTTGAAGGCTCAAGCAGTGGAACAACAAGTTTAATTTGGACTGGTTCTCCAGTTATCCCTCTAGCTAGCGGATTAATAGATATCGTAGGTGCTGCCGCAGGTGGCACGGTACCTTTATTAGGTGTTTTCATGGGTTGTAAATACATTGCAACTGATGGAACTCCGACATGGGCACCATACTGGCCTGGTTACGCGGCAATTAAGCCGTCAACTGAAGCAATTGCTTATGTGGCTGACAATCCTCATGCATTATTTGTTATTAATGCAGATGGTGCGTTACCAGATAGCGCTCTTTTTGCTAATGCAAACTTTGCAACAGCAATCACAGGAACTAATACAAGTGGTTATTCTCTAGGAGAACTAGCTACAGCAACTATTGCCGCACCTGGTGCAGCATTAAATTGTAAAATTGTAGGTTTCGATGACGAAGCTTCAGTATCAGAAGGCGCAGTTGATAAAACTGCAGCAGGTCGATTAGCGATCGTAAAACTTAACGTTCATTATATGGACTCAACATCAGGAATATAGGAGATTAGGATATGGCTATTAATAGAGCACAGCTTGCCAAAGAACTAGAACCTGGTTTGAATGCCTTGTTCGGTTTGGAGTACGCACGCTACGAAAACGAAGCAGCTCAAATATTTGACCAAGAGTCAAGTGATAGAGCTTTTGAAGAAGAAGTAATGTTAGTTGGATTTGGCCAAGCTAATGTAAAAGCAGAAGGATCAGCAGTTGGTTTTGATACCGCTTCTGAATCTTTTACTGCTAGATACACTCATGATACAATTGCTTTAGCATTTGCATTAACTGAGGAAGCTGTCGAAGACAACTTATACGATACTTTATCTTCTAGATATACAAAAGCCTTAGCAAGATCTATGGCTTACACAAAACAAGTTAGGGGTGCTAACGTATTAAATAATGCGTTCACAGTAACTGGTGGAGACGGCGTTACATTAGCTAACACTGCTCACCCAACAGCACTAGGTGGTACTTTTTCAAACAGAAGTTCTACTGATGCAGACCTTAACGAAACTTCATTAGAACAAGCGATGATTGATATTGCTGGTTTTATCGACGAAAGAGGGTTAAAAATTGCAATGAAAGGACAGAAATTAATTATTCCTGTTAACTTGCAGTTTGTAGCTGATAGGATCTTAGAATCCACACTCAGAGTTGGTACTGCTGACAATGACATTAACGCTCTGAAAAATATGGGGATGCTACCAGGTGGTTACACAGTTAACCATTATCTAACGGATACGGATGCATACTTCATTAAAACAGATTGTCCTAATGGATTTAAACACTTTGTAAGAGCACCACTTGCTACTGGCATGGAAGGTGATTTTGACACAGGAAATATGAGATACAAAGCTAGAGAGAGATACAGCTTTGGTTACTCAGATCCTAGAGCTGTCTACGCTTCACAAGGTTCGTAAAAAATACTGGATCCTCCCAGAGTAAAGAAGGCGCTTGTAAGAGCGCCTTTTTTATTTTACAATGCAATTTACTCAAGACTTAACAAGACAACTACAAGGAGGTTGACATGGGTACAACGACATTTTCGGGACCAGTTAAAGCTGGAACTATAAGAGAAGGCGCAGGCACAAACACAGGGTTTGTTGTTATGGCACAATCAGCAGAAATAACTGAAGTAAATGCATTTGGCACAACTTCAATTATTATTCCTGCTAATTCACAAATAGTAGACATAAAGTGTTTAGTAACTACTGCTTTTGATAATGGCACAAATACACTTGATGTTGGTATTTCAACTGATACAGATTTATACGTTGATGGAATGGACTGCGCTACAGCTGGTTTAGTTAACATGACTGCCGCTACAACTGGTACAGAAGCAAACTGGAAAGACGTTGGTACATCTGACGTTACTATTGTTTTCATTTCTCCAGGAACTGGAAACGGCGAAGGGGTTTTAACTGTAGAATATATACAAAATAGAAACTTATAGAGGTTAGTATGGGTATGATCTATACAACCGAAGGAGTATCTACTTCAACTATTACTGCTACGGGTGATGTTGCATCAAGTTCAGCTAGAGTATTATCTATGTATATCGTAGGTGATGCTACTGCAGGATCTGTTGTTTTAAAAGACTCAAGTGGTGGTTCTACTTTAGCAACCATTAATACACCAGCAGGAGCTACATTAACTCAAAACATAGATTTTGGTTCTGAGGGTTTAAACTTTAAAACTAACCCACATGCTACATTAACAAACATTGCGTCAGTATTTTTTGTATTAGGCTAGTATGGCTGATAAGCAACCAAAACGAAATAAAAAGAATTTTCGCCCCACCAAATCTGGGGCGGGAATGACTAAAGCTGGGGTAAAAAAATATAGAGCCATGAACCCTGGTTCTAAATTAAAAACTGCTGTTACAGGTAAAGTTAAACCTGGATCTAAATCAGCAAATAGAAGAAAATCTTATTGTGCAAGAAGTGCAGGACAAATGAAACAGTTTCCAAAAGCGGCAAAAGATCCTAACTCAAGATTACGTCAAGCTAGAAAAAGATGGAAATGTTAAGAATTTTATTAGTAATATCTATACTACTATTCTCTCAAAAAATTTACGGTGCTGATACGAACACAGTGAGCAGCACCGTGGTGACGGATAAATCCGTACCTACCGCAAATGCTCCAAGTGTTGTTGTAAACAATTCTGATATTTGTAAGGTGGCTACGTCAGGTGCTATACAAACCAACATACTTGGTATCGCTACAGGCGTAGTTGTAGACGATGAGCTTTGTCAGCTATTGAAGCTCAGCCGTCAATTATATGCAAGTGGCCTTAAAGTTGCCTCAATTTCATTACTTGCAACTGACCCAAGAGTTTTTGACAGTTTAGTTATGGCAGGGACTCCTCCACCGTATATGGGTGCTATTGGTAGTGAAGCTTTAGAGAAATGGAAATCAAATCCAGATATGATACCAGAAGGTAGTACGGTATTTAAGGATGATGTTTTAAAGATTAATGTAAATGAGGATGTGAGCGATGGCGAATTCAAAAAGTTTTTATTTTTGGCTATGGCTATGTATATCGGTCTCCCTATCCTTTTCTAGTAAAGCTGTAGATTGTTCAACAGATACAGTTGGACTTTGTACGCCGACTATTGAAGAGATAATAGATGAAACAATTACAGAAACTATTGAGTATGAAGCAGATGGATATACTGTAACAACAACGACAGAAACAACGACAACAACCAATACAGTCACTAACGAAGATTCAGGAGATATTCTTGATAGTGATAATGGATATGTAGCAACTTCGAAGGATGGTTCGATGGATTTTGACTGGGGTGGCCAAGGGCCCGCTAGCATGCCAACAGGATCTACATGTGAACAATTAGGAGAAGATAAGTGTGCACAAATTACAGGATCGGGTGATAGCACAAGCGCCATGGGTGTAGAAGGTATGGGAACAACTTTTATACAAACAGTTGATATATCTTCTCTTGATATAGAAAATGGAGGAAGAACTAATTACACAATCAAAGTAGATAAGCAAGATGCACAAGATCGTATCTACATGCATATTACAGGTAGAAATGGAAGCACTAATGTATTTAGTGGTACAGACATTTTATCAGAATCTGGTGTAGCCAGTGGCTATCAAGAATACGAAAATGGTTTTGATTTCGCAGGTACGATAACAACGTTGATAATCGAAATTGGTGGGCGTGATATTAATATGGCAATCGGCCCGCTCTTTGATGATATTACTATAAACGTACTTTACAATGTAATATCTACAATCGTGCAAGAATCTATTACAAGTGTAGAAATGTGGGTTGCATATGGAGGTAGCACAGAAACAGAGGTCATAGATATTGTAGAAAATATTATTGATCATAATGATTTTGTAGAACAGCCAAACGGAGAAATAGAAATAGAGCCAATACAAGAACCAGATACAGAAGTTTCCTATGAAATGGTTGAAATAGAAATGGAAATGGAGATGCCTGTTATGGAAATAGAAATATCAGAAATGGAGATGGAAATGCCAGAAATAGAAATGGCAAGTGTTGAGACAGAAATAGAAATGGAAATCGAGATGGAAATGCCTGAGCCAGAGGTTGAAGTAGAAGTAAATGAACCAGAACCTGAGCCAGAACCAGAAGTTTCTGAGCCAGAACCAGAGGAGGTACAAGATGAACCTGCTAAAGAGAATACTGAAGAACCTAAAGAAGATGTGGTGGAAGAGCCAGAGGCGGAAGAAAGCCCATCAGAGGTTGCTAAAAATGAAGATAGCGAAGAAGATATGGAAGAAACAGAGGATAAGAATAAAGACGAGGTAAAAAAAGAAGAAGCTAAAAAAGAAGTTGCTGCTAAAAAAATCTTAAAGAAGATGGGTGATAAGGGTAGATATGACTCAGCAAATCAGTTAAAAACATTAATTGTAATGCAAGTGTTAGGAAACTCTAAATCTTTCTTTGATAATCAACAAAGTCTTAACGATATAGAAGGATTTTTTACTGATAATGTAATACCTGATGCTGAACTTACAACAAATAATATAGCACAGTATTTCTTGTTTGCAGGAAGTGATGGACTTATGGATGAGATGATAATGCAACAATGGCAGATGGGTTCGGAATAGTAATGGCTGAACTCGAATTTGCGGGACTTAAATTCAAAGGCGGAAAAATATTCGTCATTCTTACAGCACTCGGTACATTGATAGGTGGTGCGTGGGGCGTGTTCGAATTTTACAAAGACTATCTTAATATGAAAGATACTATATCCGCGTATGTTGCGCCTGATCTCTCTGGCTTTGATAAGCGTATAGATTTAGTGCAACAAGAAGTAGAAATGCTACAGAGTGAAATGAGTATGATCCTGGAAGAAGTTGGATTGGTGGCAGATGTAGCTAAAGAATTGAAAAATGATTTAAAAGGTGATGTGAGACGTATTGAAACAATCGTTGAAGATGTGGAGACAAGAGTAAAAGAAGATTCTAGATCAAATGAAAAAGACTTAAAATTAACGGTAGATGGTATTGAGTCTGACATGCAAAAATTAGAAAATGAACTAAATGAAGCCATGACAGAATTACAAGAGAGCATTGATAAACAAATAAAACTCACTCTCGCTAATCCTTTATCACAAATAAAATAATGGCTGCGAAACTTCCGAACAACGAATATTTTACACCTAAACCTAAAAGGACAAGTATTGGTCATTCTAGCACTTCTAGACCAAAGAATAAAAGAAAGAGATTAACATGGAAAAAATACAACCGACAAGGCAAGACATAATACAAGACGTTAGACTATGGTCTAAAAACTTTTTAGAAGTGTCTAATGTACATTTAGGCGGTGTGCCTGCATGTCCTTTTGCTAAAAAAGCGTGGGCAGATGATAAGGTATGGATTGCTGTTAAAACTAAACACAGCACTTATAAGAAAGAATTAAACGATTGTCTTAAAAATTTAGATTTTACAAAAAAGGAAATACTAATATTCTGTGACCCTTATTATAGCTATTCTCCTGATGAGCTTCATTTAGCTACGGAAGACTATAATGAATGGTATAACAGAAAAGACATCTATTTTATGAGTTTTCATCCATCTAATCCAGCTACTGAATCTGAACAACAATTTCTCGTATCTCCTACAGAAAATAAAGAAATATATGATTCTTATCCTGAGCATAAATATTCCATGATGCTGGTACAAAAGTTCTCGCAATTGCAGCAAGCTTCTGATAAATTGCACAAACAAGGTTACTATAAGTTGTGGCCTGACGAATACTATCAAGACGTTGTGGTATCTCGTGCTAATAAGTATAAAAAGATCAATGGAGGTCTATCATGATGGGCAAGAAAAAAGTAGCTAAAAAAAGAGGCGGTGGCAGTATGGTAAAAAAACGTGCTGGTGGTGCAATTAATCAACATAAAAAAATGGCAATGGGATTAAAAGACGGTGGTCCAGTCGGCAAGAAAAAACAAGGTTATAAAGATAGAAAAGATGAATCTATCGCTATGAGAATTAAAAAGAAAAGAACACCCGCTCAATTAAAAGCGAGTCGTAATGAATCTTATGGTAAGTTTGGTAAAGGAACTGGTAAAGGAGTAATCAATAAACGTGGTGGCGGAATAGCTAAACGTGGCACTGGTATTGCCAAGTAGTAGATGCCAACATACTCTTCTACAGCAAATTTTGACCTTCAAATTGATACTTTAGTTGAAGAGGCTTATGAACGTTGCGGTTTACAAGATAGATCTGGTTATCATCTAAAAACCGCAAAGCGTTCATTAAACCTTATGATAGCTGAGTGGGCAAATAGAGGTTTAAATCTTTGGACAATAACTGAAAGGTCTGCAACAGTTGCAGCAGATGCTACGCAGTTATCAGGAACAACTTTGTATCCTGTTAATGCTGCAGGTAATGCATCTACAGCAGGAGATGAAGCAGAAATAATTGATATTACAGAAGCTGTTATAAGAGATAGTAGTAATAATGATTACTCAATGACAAGAATAGGACGAAGTTCTTATTTGGATTATACTGTAAAAACATCCAAAGGTCGTCCTAGTCAATTTTATTTTGAAAGAACTATTTTACCAAAAGTATTTTTATTTCCTGCTGCACAAGAAGCTTATACTTTTAAATATTACGCATCTATTAGAATGTTAGACATAGATACATATCCAACAAATGCGCAAATACCTTTTAGATTTTTACCGTGTTTAACTGCAGGATTAGCTTATTATTTATCTTTAAAATATGCTCCAGATAGAGTTCAGTTATTAAAAACTTTATATGAAGAAGAATTTAGAAGAGCTGCTGATGAAGATGTTGAAAAAGCAAGTTATAGCATGGTTCCTAGAAATCAATTTATGGCAGGTTATTAATGTCAAAGTATGCTTCAGGTAGATTTGCTTTACGTATATCCGATAGAGACGGACAAGCTTATCCGTATAATGAAATGGTGCAAGAATGGACAGGCATGTGGGTTCATCAGTCTGAATATGAACCTAAATCACCTTTATTAGATCCAAGAAATCATCCTGTTGATTATGAAGCTTTAGAGCATTCAAAAGGTCAAGTTGTTAGTGTAACTATTCCTCTTGGTGGAATTTATATAAATGATGATCCTACTTCAACAAGCATGAGCCAAGGAGGTTCTAATGGTGTATCACCAGCAATTGGAGCTAATAGTTTTCAAACTGTTTTACAAACTATACAACAATTTAATCCTATACCCGCACCAGGATCTTATGAAACAGTGCAGGTTAGAACAATGCAACCATTAAGTGGGAGTTCTCAAGCTAATCAAGATACTATAATAAACACACAATTAGGGACAGCAACGGTGGTAATATCATGAGTACATACGCAGAAGTAGTAGACCAAATTAGAAGTTATACAGAAACCGATAGTACTGTCTTAACGACTACAATAGTAAATGATTTTATTAATCAAGCAGAGTTACGTATATTTAGAGAAGTTGATCTTGATGTATTTAGATCTTATCAATTTACTACTCTTACTCAAGGAAATGAGTTTGTCACCGTACCTGGTTCAACTCCAAGTACAATGGCTTTTGTTAGAACAGCATCTATTTATCCGACTGCAGGAACTGATGCAAATACAAGAACATACTTACTACAAAAAGATATTAGTTATATGACTGAATATTGGCCTAATAGAACCACTCAAGGTAAACCACGTTACTATGCAATGTGGGATCAAAATACAATATACCTTGCGCCAACTCCAGATACAGCTTATAAGATAGAATTAGCTTTAAATCGTAACGAAACAGGGCTTTCTACGACTAATACCACAACATGGGTTAGTCAAAATGCACCACAAGTTTTGTTATATGCTTGTCTTATTGAGGCATTTAAATATCTCAAAGGACCATATGACTTGCTTGCACAATATGAAAAAAGCTACCAAGAAGCGGTACAGCGACTTGCAATAGAACAACAAGGAAGAAGACGAAGAGACGAATACCAAGACGGTGTTATTCGTTTACCTTTACCTTCTCAACAACCATAGGAGATAAAAGATGGCTATATCACAAGCAGTGTGCAACTCTTTTAAAGCAGAGCTTTTAGAAGGGAAACATGATTTTGCGAATGGTGGACATACTTTTAAAATTGCGTTGTTTACA